ACCTGAGTGGGCGCACCGTCGAAGCTGTACGCGAAAAGCAGAATCTCAAAGGCGGGGCTTTGCACATAGCGGTAAAGACCGGCCTTCTTCAGGTTCACGTCCGAATACGTTTCGAGGTCGATACTGAGGTGGATCACGTCGCACCTCCTTATCGCTGGAAGGCTTCAGAGCTGGAATAAAGGCTGAGAACGTTCTTGGTGTTGACACCGCGCTCCTGAAGCTCCTCGATCATGGACTTGAACAGCGGGGTTGACTGCACATACTCGACCAGCTCCGCGTCGCTCAAGCTGGTTACGTTCTTGAGGGACTGCTTGCGGTCATCAGCGTTGAAGGGCGTCCAGACCGTATCAGAGAAGGTCGCGTGCTCAATGTCAGCCACGAGGATGGAAAGCGTCCGAGCGGGCTTCTGAACGAGCATACGCACCGTGTTCAGCAAATGCGGCGTCTCCATGTTGCCCACGGGGACAGCCTCGCCGACGCCGGTGATCCAAACGCCGGAATAGTCAAAACGGGTTTTCATATTTGCCTCCTTTGTGTCCTTGCCGGGCAGGCGGTCACTGTGTAGCCGCCTGCCCAGCGCTGTGGTTTACATGGGCTGACCGGTGATGGGGTTGATCTGGCCGGGAGTGTAACCGGCCTGCGGCTGAACGCCGCCGACACCGGCGAACTCAGCGGCGGTAACAACGGAGTTGCTGAGCGGTTCGCCGTCGCGGGTCTTCATCACGGCGCGCAGGCCGCAGCCGACGCCGCGCTTGCCCGCAGAGTTGTAGGCATAGAAGTTGATGGACACACGGG